TAGAGCGTGATGTTAATGCGTTGATGGTATGCGCTCCTTTACAGTGTCAGCGCCAAACAAGCTGTTTTCGAGTGGCCCGTTTTGCTCGTGACAAGATCAGAGAAATGCATATTGCAGCAGAGTCTACGAGTAGTGATGTGGATATTGAGCAGTATGCAATGACGAAGTTATATCAAGATACTGGGGCGTGGGAAGCTGTATGAAGTACCGCTCTGAAGATGTTTTAGCTTTAGCCCGTACTTTATGGGGAGAATGTCGTGGAGAGCCTTTTGAAGGACAACTTGCGGTAGCATGGGTAATTCGTAATCGTGCGGAGAATCCTGGGTGGTGGAGTCGGGAACGAGGTGATGGAATACCCGATGATACGATTGAAGCAGTATGTTTAGATCGTAATCAGTTTTCTTGCTGGTGGGATCGGCAAGCAGAACGAGTACGGTCACGTACTGTTCTTCAATTGGGGCAATTATATGAATTAGCTTTAGATGTTTTGAGTGATCATGTTCCAGATCCAACAGGAGGTGCAGATCATTATCATACAATTCTTCGTCCAGAAGGAGTTAAAACTTGGCCACCTGTTTGGGCGCAAAAGAAAATTGGTAAGCGGTTTGGTAGTCAATTATTTTATAAGTTGGGTTTAGATGGACGATAGAGATGAATTTGCGTTCTGTGTTTTTTGGTTTGCTGCTTTTTCTGGGTGGTTGTGCTCATGCAGATTATGCTCAGTTGTCTGATTCTGCTACAACAGCGATAGCTTTATCGCGGGAAGGATTTGCAGAAGGTAATCCTTTATTTTCTGGGATGGAATGGCCCGAAATAGCGGCTGCTAAAATTGTAATAACGCAAGCAGTAAAATTTACACCGCAGCAAATCTGTGAACCTGGTTTGATGGTGTTGACTGTATCTGGTTATAATGCGGCATTGTGGAATATTGCGGTATTAGCAGGAAGTGGTCCTGCTGCAATTCCATTTATGGTGATTCTAACTTGGGTTGGTTGGGATTGGTGGTGGCAGGATGCTCAACAAACATGTGCTAATCCTTGGGAGACTCCATTTTGAAATGGCTTCTAGCGCGGTTTAAAGAACCTTCTACCTGGCGTGGCTTGGTGTGGTTGGCTACGGTTTTTGGTTTATCGTTGCGCCCAGATCAAGCGGAAGCCATTGTTTCGGTAGGTATGGCAGTAGCGGGGTTATTGGGAGTATTTTTGAATGACGCACCAACTAATTCTGCAAACAGTGATTTTTCTGTTAATACTAGTAATTCTACTTCATTTGATCCTAATTCTTACAGCTCTGAAGAATTGCCAAATATCGAATTGGTGGGAAAGTCCATGGGTGAAACGGGCCGAAATAATCAGATGGACCATGGCATGGATCATCGCCGGACTGTTTTTAATCACGGTTCTGACCAGTTGCGCCAGTCCGTGTCATCCAACCGCAGATCTAACCAAGCTACAACGTCTGATTCAAATACACAATCTTTCGGTAGTGGATTCGGGGATCGGGATTGAGTGTTTGTGGAGATATTGATATGTCATTTACGCCCAAAGATATTATAAGATGGAAAGCTTGTTGTGAAAGAGCTAAAGAAGCAAAAGTTTCTGTTACTATTGGTGACTATGTGACGTGGTGGTTTAATGGAAGTAGGATGTTAGGTCAATTTAGCGATCCAAATGAAGCAATGGCATTTATGGATGGATTTTTGTGTGCCAAGGAAATAGGGTTTACTTATAAAAATAAAGAAGAGTAGTTAATACTATGGAATTTCTAGTTGGATTTTTTGTTGGGTTTGCGTTAGCATGGTTTATTCGCTGCCAAGAGTGGCGTAGGAAGCAGTGGTTTCGCTGGAAACCTGGTATTACACGTAACCATAATGGTAAAACATTGTATGTATGGGGATTCTGGAGAAAACTGAGATGATAAAAAGATATTGCGATTGTTGTGGTAGTGAAATGTTAGATTTTAATTCTCCAAGAGATGGAACTACACATAACAGATTGGAAGCTAAAGTTAAAGCGAAAAATTGTAGTGGTTCTGTGTTGAGTGTTGAGGTGATTACCGGATTAAATAATACTTCGAATGCTGGAGATTTTTGTAAATATTGTATTTTAGATGCTCTTTATACTTTAGATGATCGTAAGTGAATACAACAGAGTAGTTAGTTATATTTTGATGAGATTTAGCAGATGGCACAAACTGTTTTGGATCTTTTAGAATTGTTGTTTATTTTCGTAATTACTTTTACTATCATTATTGGTAGTCCTTTGTTTGTTGCGTTGTTGATCTATTGGGGGTTGTCATGAATCGTTATGACTGGTTAACCTGGGCGTTAAGTTTGTTAGTAGACAAGAATGTACGGGATAAAGCACGAGAAGAATTAATTGCGTTGGAAGGGGCAGTATTACGCGGCGAAGATAAACGTAAGATCATTGTAAATATACTTTTACCTGGAATTGTTCATGGTGGTGTGTTTTTAGCAAGAGCGTTAGTGGAGTTGTGGTTGGGACAAGTTAGGAGTCAAGAACGTGGATGATGAATCGCCCGACTGGATTCTGCGTCGTACTACTGACTATCAGTTTGTAGAGCATGTAGCGCGGCTGGAAAGTAGGGTAGAATCATTAGAGGTGGTTGATGAAAAAGTGCGTTTGGAATTGGATGAACTTCGTAAAATGATTAAGGAAACTACAGAAACTACTCATAAAATTTTAAGTTCTCAGGAAGTTTATGCTCCGACATTAAATTCTATCAACCGTTTAATTGATGCTGGTTTAGTATTGCGTTGGATAGTCTTGTTTACGATTGGTGCATTAGCGGCGGTGGGTACAGTAGCAACAGCATGGGAAACCTTCCGATCATGGCTAAAATAAAACATCTACTGTTTTTATTGATTAAACTAGGTTATTATGCAGTTGCGGCTTATGGATTATTTTTAATTCTGGTGTGGTGGAATGATGTTGAAACACCTATTGCATTTGGAGAACAAACAGTTTCCAAGCAACAAGTTAAACCTGGAGATTCTGTTGTTTTTACTCAAGTGTTAACGAAAAAAAGGTTGTGTATTGGAGAAGTCAACCGTTGGTTGGAAGGAAGTTGTGGATTTAAACAGATTTCTGAAAATAATGCAGTTTTGTCAACAGGTTCTCATGTTGTTACTATCCCAGTCATGATTCCCACCAATTTTTTAGAAGGCAGTTGTCAATTTCGTAGTCGGCATTATTATATCTGCAATCCTTTGGATTGGGTATTCAACAGAAAAATTTATTATTCCACTCCAATAGAGTTTAAGGTGGTTATATGAGTTATCGAACAGTTGGCATTGCTTTGGGATTAATCTTTTCGATCTCTTTAATTTTTCAAATTTATCAAGTTTATAGATTTATTAATCAAGGTTCTCGTTTTACCGCAATGGATGGACAAGAGTTGTGTGAACGGGTGCGGGCTTTGGAAGAAGTTTCTTATGGCTATCGAGATGCGGGAAGGGTTCCATTAAATTGTTTGTATCAGGATAGAAAATGAGTTAAAGTATTGAAGGGTGGCTGAGTAAGGATTTTTGTCATGCTGTCATGTGGAATTGGTTTAACTTCGTTAATATACCGTCGCTACGGTGCGGGTGGCGCGGGAGCGGTTGATCTTCTTCTGGATGAAGCGAATCACCAAATTGTGGATGAGTTAAACCACAGTATTTTGGGAGAAAGTTTTGATCCTTCATACTTCTCATCCCGTTTATATTTTTGGGATGATGTAAGTTTAGGTAATGTCTTCCAAGACAGTACGGGTGTTATACTCGCGGATACTGCTGGGAACCCCATTGGTAAGATTGCAGATAAGTCTGGTAAAGATAACCACGCTTTACAGACTACCGCTGGTTATCGACCTTTACTGCAAAAAACGGGGATTCAGTATTATATCAATCATGATCGTTCTGATGATGTTTTATCCATTTCCAGCTTGAATTCTGGTACGTACTCAGCCGGTATTGCTACATGGAGTGGCGTATTTACGAAACAATTAGTTCAGAAGACGACTGGAACATATAGTTTAAATCAATCGGATACGTTTGCTAGAGTTATTGTCCAAGGTAGTTTATCTACGAATGAAAATTTAGAGTTGTGTCGTTGGCTGGAGATCGAACGTCCAGTAGATTCTGATGCAACAGACGTATTACGAGTGTATTCCAACACGAACTCAGTGAATCTTTCGATTACTGAATCTGGAAGTTCTGGTGCGACGTGGTTGTTGGGAGATGGACAAACTGCGAGTGGGACGAGTTGTGTTAAGACGATCACTGCTCCGCAAACGGTTATTTTGCGAGCCACTTCTCCAGCGAATATTACGGTAGTTAGTTGGGGTAGTAAGAGTTTATTTGGGCAAGTCGATTTGTCTAAATTGACTGGTTTAACTTCTGTTAACTTTTCTACGAATAAAGTCTCCGGTCCATTAAGTATTACAACGAATACGTTATTGACCACTCTGTATGGTACGAATAATTATTTTTGTGGCTGTTTAGATGTTTCGTTGAATACGCTGTTAACGATAATTCAGTTGTCGGGTAATCAATTTTCTGGAAATATTGATGTATCTACCAATACGCATCTGACTACCGTGAATTTGAGTAGTAATCAATTTTCTACATTTAGTGGAACGGTTGTCAATACGTTGGGTGACTGTAATTTAAGTTCTAATTTGTTGACGCAAACTGCGGTAGATGCAGTTTTAGCGGCTTTTGTGACAGCCGGTAAAAATTCTGGTACTAGACTTTTGGATTTAAGTGGTACGGGTAATGCGGCTCCCAGCGTAGCGGGTTTGGCGAGTGTAGCTACTCTTCAAACTAGAGGTTGGACTGTTACCCATAATTGATTTTGGAGATTTCATCATGGCTGAAGCTACTGATCTGTTTGAATCGTATAAAAGTAATTTGGCGTCCAGTTGTGAAGGGGTTTTTGCAATTACTCCTTCGGACGTGAACGAATTGACTTATGTAACTAGAGCTGT